GCCGCACTAGGGTTCATCGTAGCCCTAGTTGGTTTTGTCATTGTGTTTTTGATTGCCGTTTTATGATTGACTTACATAAAACCATTGGTGCAGTTGCAGCCAGCATAGCTGCCTTGGGTGGTGGCTATACGCTATTTGACAAGTTTGGATGGTTTGAGAAGTCAATCATTGAGTGGGCACCGGATCATTTTAAGGTGGCGGACACAAAGGTTGGCGAGCCGATTGAAGTAACCGTAGCTCGGATCAAGAAGCGTGATGACTGTTCTGTAGAGTCGTTCATCCCAGCGATTAGAGATGGCAAGGGCGTGGTGCGTGAAGCGGTGCCCTCGAACTCAAAGTTCTCTGGGCCTGCTGGGCCAGAAGTAGATACGTTCACCTACTTCTTGACGCTCAAAGAAGATCCTGCGCCGGGTAAGGCAACATTGCTTGCCACGATCAAGTACAAGTGCCCAGAAGGTGAGCGCGTAGTCACGTACCCACGGCACAAGAACCTGTCCTTCATGTTGGAGAAATAGATGGCACCCCTACTGGCAGGTATAGTTTCTTCTCTCATACAGAACAACCTCCCCAAGGTGGCTCAGGCGGTCGTGGATAAGGGACTGGACTATGTTCAGGAGAAGACCGGGATTGAGCTAAAGCCTGATATGAACCCGGAGGAGGTCAAGGCCCTGCGGGAAAGCGCCATGAAGCATGAGGAGTTCATGGTTGCGCAGGCGAATGCGAATACCGACAGCGCCCGGAAGATGCAGATTGCTGCCCTTCAGCAGGAGGATAGGTTCTCTAAGCGCTTCGTGATGTATCTAGCGATGTTCTGGTCAGCCACGGCGGTGGTGTACATCTTCCTGATTACGTTCACTGACATCCCGGCACTTAACGTACGGTTCGCGGATACTATTCTTGGGTTCCTTCTTGGCACAGTAGTGGCGACCATTCTTAACTTCTTCCTTGGTTCTTCTGCGGGGAGTAAGGAAAAGACTGAAGCCCTAGCTGCGGAGCTTAAGAAATGAAGGAAAACTGGGACTTTGCATACACCAAGCTGATTGGGCATGAAGGCGGATTCACGGATGACGAGCGTGACCCAGGGAACAAGCTGCCAGATGGGCGCAAAGGTTCAACCAATCTTGGTGTCACGCAACGGGCCTGGGAAGAGCATGTCGGTCATAAGGTTACCCACGACGAGATGCGGGCGCTCACACCAGTGACGGTCAAGCCCTTTTACAAAGCGTTGTATTGGGATAAAGTACGAGCAGACGATCTTCCGCACGGGGTGGACTACGTGGTCTTTGATACCTGTGTAAACTCTGGACCGGGGCGGGCTGCCATGATGCTGCAAGAAGCAGTTGGTGCTAAACCTGATGGTGCGATTGGTCCGATGACATTAAGCGCCGTGCGTTCGCAGCCTAGTGAACTACTGGTCAAAGACTACTGCGCCCGCCGACTGGCTTTCATGAAGGCCCTGCCTAAGTGGCCGACCTACGGTGCAGGTTGGGAGCGCCGGGTCAAGGAAGTGGAAGCCATGGCGTTGAAACTCATACCCCCTGCGGTCTAAGGCGTAAAAATGCCGATAAAGAAACTTCAACTCAGAGCGGGCCTAAATCGCGAGGGTACAAAATATACCACCGAAGGTGGGTGGTATGAAAGCGATAAGGTTCGGTTCCGTCAAGGCACCCCTGAGAAGATCGGCGGTTGGGAACGTATTTCGTCAAACACCTTCCTCGGCACCAGCCGGTCTTTGTGGGCGTGGGCTACTCTGCGTGGGCAAAAGCTTATTGGGGTGATGACTAGCCTGCGTCAATACATTGCGTACAACGGGCAGTACAACTTCATTGGTGGTAACGCTACGTCTACGACGTATACGGGGTTCACGGTTTCAGCTACTACTGGATCTTCGATCGTAACGATCAACCTTCTACCCGTGCCGAACAGCACATACTATGCAGGCTCTTGGATCACACTATCAAAGGCAACATCGCTGGGTGGAAACATAACCGCTGCTGTCTTAAACCAAACACATACAATTCTGACTGCAAGTATTGTAGGTAGCACATTAACAATTGACGTTGGTGTTGCAGCTAACTCCTCCGATGTAGGTAATGGTGGTGCGAGTATTGAGGCTGTCGTTAATGAGCCGGTGTACAGCAATCTGTATAGCCAAGCTAACTTTGGGCAGGATTTGGTGTTTGGGCGGCGCGGCGGCGCTATGTTTATTTGGGATGCAGGCCGAGCGTTTCTCCTAAACAACTCTAACGTCGTCACGATTTCAATTGGCTCAAACGCTATTGTCACAACATCAGTTAATGATTTCGGCGGGACGCAACGGTTCCCCGTGCAGTTTGAGACGACTGGAGCGTTACCAACCGGTTTAACTCCTGGGACTACGTACTACTTGGGAGGCCCTAACGGCTACCCTACAAACCAGTTCTATATCTATGCTGCGCTGACTGGTGGGACGCCCATAACAACTTCTGGTAGCCAGTCTGGTACACATACCATCAGCATGGCTTCGATCCCACAAAGCGCGATCGCAACGGTGGCTGCTGATGCAATCACGGCACAGAACTTCATCCTTGTCTCAGACGTTTACCGGTTTGTGTTTGCGTTTGGGGTTGTGGATTATGGCCAAGCCGCGACCGCTCCGGCTCCCTACGAAGCAGGGTATATCGACCCTATGCTGATCCGCTGGTCGGATCAAGAGGATTACTCAAACTGGACACCCGCAGCGACAAACCAAGCCGGTAGCTTACGACTTTCTAGTGGGTCCGAGATCATCACAGCTTTGCAAGCTCGCCAAGAGGTCTTGGTTTGGACTGATTTAGCTTTGTACTCCCTGCAGTACCTTGGTGCCCCTGAAGTTTGGGGTGCGCAGATTATGGGCGACAACATATCGATTATTAGCCAAAACGCCGCTGCTTACGCTAACAGTACCGCTTACTGGATGGGTGTTGATAAGTTCTATACCTACAACGGTAGAGTGCAGACCCTACGGTGCGACCTCCGGCAGTATATCTTTAGTGACATCAATACCGCTCAGTATGCTCAGATATTTGCTGGTACGAGCGAAGGCTTCAACGAAGTTTGGTGGTTCTACTGTTCTGCTAACTCCGCGACTGTCGATCGGTACGTCATATACAACTACGCCGAAGATATCTGGTACTACGGCAACTTAGCAAGAACGGCATGGCGGGACTCTGGGCTTTTCAATTACCCCCTTGCTGCAACCTACAGTAATAACCTTGTGTACCACGAGTACGGCGTAGACGACAACACCACGGGCACCCCTGCAGCTATTACGGCTTCCATCACATCCTCTGAGTTTGACTTGGATGACGGCGATCGCTTCATGTTTGTGCGCCGTGTGTTGCCGGACATTACGTTTCGTGGTTCGACTGCAGGTAGCCCGAGCGGTACACTGACTCTCAAGCCTTTGAAGAACTCCGGTTCCGGCTATAACGACCCCGAATCTGTAGGCGGTGACAGTAATGCGGCTGTTACTCGGACAGCAACCGTGCCAGTGGAGGAGTTTACGGGGCAGGTGTATATCCGCATCCGAGGCCGTCAAGTCGCTATGAAGTTTGAATCTACTGGGCTCGGTGTGGCGTGGCAGCTTGGTTCGATGCGGTTGGATATGAAGCCGGATGGACGTGCGTCGGGCTCTGGCGTCTCTGGCGGTTAAGGAACCCCCATGACATTTATTGTCACTTCAGACTACGAACTGCAGCGAGTTGCACCACCTGCGTTACCAACTGCATCAAATGAATACTCCAAGCTTTATCAAGACCAGCTTAATAATGCGTTGCGTCTATACTTCAACCGGCTTACCGGTGTTTTGGGGCAACTGATGGCGTCTTCCGATCTTTTCCCGGTACCGTTGCCAGTATCTATCGGCGGCACTAACGTAGACGCCTTTGGCCGTTTGCGCGTCAGTCAGCCATACACACTATTTGACAGCCAAAACCGATACGCTAAGGATGCACAGTTTAGCGAATCGCTAACTTCAGGTGGTTCGGCTACCTATCTTCCTAACGAAGCAACGGTCCGGCTTGGGGTTACGACATCATCAACTAGCAAAGCGGTTCGGCAATCGTTTCGCGTATTTCCATATCAGCCCGGTAAAGGCTTGCTGGTGCTAGCTACATTTGTTATGGCAGATGCGCAAGAGAATGTTCGCCAACGGGTTGGCTACTTTAACGAAAACAACGGCGTATTTTTTCAAAAGAATAATGCGACCAATTCGTTTGTACTGCGTACCAGCACGTCTGGCTCCCCCAGCGATGCGAGGACAGTCAACCAAGCAGATTGGAACGGTGACAAGCTCGATGGCACTGGCACATCTGGGTTTACTCTAAACACTTCCAAAGCACAAATTCTGTGGATGGATTTTGAGTGGCTGGGCGTAGGCTCAGTGCGTTGCGGGTTCATCATCAACGGCCAGTACATTGTGTGTCATACGTTCAACAACGCTAATGACCAAGATAAAGTCTATATGACTACGGCAATTTTGCCCGTCCGGTATGAGCTTGAAAACATTGGAACTGTATTCTCGTCCTCCAATTTGAGGCAAATTTGTTCCTCTGTAATTTCCGAAGGTGGATATGAACAGACCTCGATTGACCATGTAGCGAGACGCACCACGGTTCTGGGCACGATCGGTGGGACCTTCTTGCCTTTGGTGTCAATTCGTTTGGCGTCTACGGCGCTGGGTGCAGTGGTGTTGCCAAATCGGGTGCAGGTGTTGCCTACGACAAGCCAAAACTACGAAGTGGCACTGATCAAGAATCCGACTTTGACGGGAGCTTCTTGGGCAGCGGTGTCTACAGATGCCAACGTCGAATTTGACGTGGCCGCCACCGCTACCACGGGTGGATCGATAGTGCAGACAGATTACGTCACGGCATCAGGCTCTTCCGGGATATCCAACACGTCGCTGCCCAACGCATACAACTTTGACCTGCAGTTGGGTGTATCGATTGCGGGCACAAGTGACATCTACACTGTTGCAATTAGAACCGTCTCTGGGGCGACTACGGGTGATGCAGTTGGGTCGCTGTCGTTCTACGACTTGACGATATAGGTGCGGTAATGGCTGCTTCCGCAAGTAAAGTACAAGATTTTTTAAAAGACGTATTTCCCAGTGATCTGTCATCTATGCGGGTGACGGATGTAATGGTTCCGTCTGGCAGAGTTCGCTATGTAGATGAAATCGTGGGGTATGGTGAAAGTGGCCCAATGTACGGCTCTAGAGCAGAGCCCGAGATGGTTGTTGGTGGGTATTACAGCCCAGCGTTAGGACGACAGCTCACCGCAGACGAGTCACAATATCTAATTCCGATTAAAGAAAACGTTGAGGGTTATGGTCAGATAACGTCTGGGCTTGTGTTCCCAGGCAAAAAAGCTATTGCAGCTTTTGAACAACTTGGGATTAATCCTTCAAGAATGTCGGGCCAGTCATTACCCGGCGGCGGATTTGAAATCTATCCTTTTGGTGCGGTACCAACTGATTTAGGTGAACGAACAAACTTTGCGGTTAGTTATGGGGCAAGTGGTGCACCAACGGTAAAAAATTATCAATCTGGTACTTTATTTGGTAGCGAAAAAACCGATAAGATTGTTGATGCTCTTGCAAAAATAGCTAACGCCGCCTTGCTAACTTATGTTGGTGGTCAGGCGGTTGGAGCTGTAGTCGGTAGTATAGCGCCAGTTGCTGCTCCGGTTGGGTCTACTGTTAACACTGCTATTAGCTCTGGTATTACGACACTGATTAAAACCGGTGGGGACCTTGAAAAGGCAGCTATAGCTGTAGCATCAGCGGCAATTTCACCAATTGTTTCTGAAGAAATTAAAACTTTAGCGCCTGACGCCCCCGCTGCTGTAACAAAGGCTTTAACATCTTCCGTCGTAACCGGGGTTTTAGGAGGGGATGTTGGTGATGCTGCTATTCAATCTTTGGTTGGGTCCGGGCTTAGTGCTATCGGGGGAGAAATAAAAGACATCATACGTACCCCAAGTGTCAGTGATACATACCCCGAAGAGTTTGAGCGTGGTACCGCCGCTGACACTACCAAAGCGATTGCGGGTCTTCAGCTTCCCACTGACTACGGCGCAGAGCCGTTTAAGCTCGCAGAAGATTTTGGTTTTTCTGATATTGCAGGTATCGATCAACCAAGAATTTATGATATTGCAGGTATCGACCAACCAAGAATTTCTGATATTGCAGGTATCGATCAGCCATTCATAGAAGATGTTGGGCCGGTGCTGACAGGTCCTCGGCTTCTTACTGAGCCGGGGCTGACGGGTCCTCAGCTTCCCACTGACTTTGTAGCTGATTACGGCGGAGAGCCGTTTAAGCTAGCAGAATATTTTGGTTTTTCTGATATTGCAGGTATTGATCAGCCATTCATAGAAGATGTTGGGCCGGGGCTGACGGATGTTGATAGCACTGCGGCAGATGCTATAGCAGATAAAGACGTTATAGACTTTATAGATTCTATACCTGATGATGAACTTCTTGACATTGGCCAAGACCTTGGCGATATCACTACTTCGATTGACGAAGATCTGTTAAACCTTCCTGCGCGTGAGCGATATGAAGAGATTGCCATACCTCCGCCTATTTTGCCGCCTGAGCCCCCCATTCCTGGGGTTGAAGAGTACGAAGAGGAAGCTGGCACAACTCTGGGCGACGCCCAGCAGAAGTTTGAAGACTCTAATGATGTGCTTGATTTACTTACTGGTATCGATACCACTGAAGGTGGCTTAGTTGACTATGAAGAGCAAGCTGGTAAGGACTTAGCTGACGCTCAGAAAGAGTTTGAAGATTCAGGCGATGTGCTTGATCTTCTACCCGGGGTTGAAGACAAACCCGCAATCCCAGAGCCTGATGTTCCGCCTCCAGAGCCTGATGTTCCGCCTCCAGAGCCTAACGTTCCGCCCCCTGCCGACGAAGAGTTGACGGACGAAGCTTTAGCCAATATGGGCATGGACTTGAGTGCTAGGGATGAATACGAAGAGCTTGTTGAACGCACCAGCCAAACTCCAAGTGGGATTGCTGGTGGCCAACGTGTGGATTATCGTCCATCGACTCCGCCGCCTTCGTACTATGACATACAGCCCAACATACCTCGATACGACGAATATACTCCGGAATATCAAGACTACTACAGTTACTCAGGCCCCACGGCTGATACGGGATACTACTACGAGCCGTCCGATGAAGAGCTACTGGATATTGGCTTAGACCTGGATACTGGAGCTGATACTGGGCTTTCAGACGATGAGCTGCTGGACTTGGCGCTTGGGACCGATGAGTCGCCTCCTGGTGGCGGCACTGACGACCCCTTCAAGGGTGTAACCGACTATGAAGAGCAAGCTGGTACTGACTTGGGTGAAGCCCAGCAAGAGTTTGAAGACTCAGGTACTGTGCTTGATGATTTAACGGGCGGTGTCGGTGGTCCTGGGTCTAGCTATGAAACCGGTGAAGGGCTTCCGGGCGAAGAAGCTGCAGATGATGAAGATCCCTTCAAAGGTGTCGTTGACTACGAAGAGCAAGCTGGCAAGGATTTAGCTGACGCTGAGAAAGACCAAGAGCTAATTAACTACGAAGAGCAAGCTGGCAAGGATTTAGCTGACGCTGAGAAAGACCAAGAGCTAATTAACTACGAAGAGCAAGCTGGCAAGGATTTAGCTGACGCTGAGAAAGACCAAGAGCTAATTAACTACGAAGAGCAAGCTGGCAAGGATTTAGCTGACGCTGAGAAAGCTTTTGAAGACTCCGGCGTTGTGCTGGATGACTTGACAGGTGGAACTGGCGGAACTGGCGGAACTGGCGGAACTGGCGGAACTGGCGGAACTGGCGGAACTGGCGGAACTGGCGGAACTGGCGGAACTGGGACTGGGACTGGGACTGGGACTGGGACTGGGACTGGGACTGGAACTACACCTGCACCTGCACCTGCACCTGCACCTGCACCAGCGACCCCATCGGCGTTTGACATCTTTAGTTTGCTGGCATCTTTAGGTATGCTAGGGGGTAGTGCATCTTCACGAAGCGCTCAGCAAGCGCAGCCTACCTACACAGGTGCGGATATCGGGGAGATCACCCCGTTCGAAGAGTTCTTCACGCCGTACAGCGATCGCTTTTACACACCGCCTGAACCCACCCCCGCTCCCCAGACTAACCGGAATATAAGACGAGGCTGATATGGACCCAGATGATTTTCTTACTGGTAGTTGGGGTAATCTTTTTGGCGACTGGGG